GGCGTTTCGTGTATTGACTTTAAAATTAGGTCAAGCAAATGTTCCTATGATAATGACCAATCATACTTATGATGTGATTGGCAGTATGTTTCCACAAAAAGAAATGGGTGGCGGTTCAGGTCTTAAATACGCTGCTTCATCAATCATCTACCTAGGCAAAAGAAAAGATAAAGATGGCACAGAGGTAGTTGGTAATATTATACATTGTAAAAATTATAAATCAAGAATAACAAAAGAAAATGCTCAGATAGATGTAAGATTAACCTATAAAACAGGTCTTGACAGATACTATGGTCTTTTAGAACTAGGCGAAGAGGCTGGTGTCTTTAAGAAAGTATCTACAAGATATGAACTACCAGATGGCACAAAAGTTTTTGGTAAGTCTATCAATACTGAGCCTGAAAAATATTTTACAAAGGAAGTATTAGGCAAGATTGATGAATACACAAAACAAAAATTCACCTACGGAACAGACGAAGAATAAACCTTATGTTTTTGTGCAAAGAGATAAAGATGATTTCTCTTGTATTAAAATAACAGAGGGTAAATTTAAAGATGTAATCTATCATTACGGCAAAGTTGGATTTGCTAAAGAAGAAAATTCTAAAGGCCAACTACCAATGAAATTTGATTATAATGTAATCAAAAAACCAAATGATGTTGACACGCTTGACAATCAAGAGTTTATAGATTATATTGGTGATATTTTAATCGAACTATTAGATGAAAAGGTAAAAGATGGTACAGCACTCCAGGATTGAACAAACAATAATATCTAGTCTTTTTTATAACGAAGACTATGCTAGAAAAGTTTTACCTTTTGTTAAAGAAGAATATTTTGGTAATCGTATAGAACAATTATTATTTGGTGAAATATTTAAATTTGTTGAAAAGTATAATAATTTACCTACTAAAGACGCTATATTAATTGAATTTAATAGTAGAAAAGATATTAATGAAGAAGAGTTAAATCACATAAAAGATTATGTAAATAGTATTGAAAATACAGAGTCAGATGAACAATGGCTTACAGATACGACAGAAAAATTTTGTAAAGACCGTGCTGTTCATAACGCAGTATTAAGTGGTATTAAAATATTAGATAAGAAAGATACAAAGAGAACACCAGAGGCAATACCACATATTTTATCAGAGGCGTTAGCAGTATCATTTGATAAGTCAGTTGGCCACGATTATATTGAAGACGCAGACGCAAGATTTAAATTTTATCATACAAAAGAGAAAAGATATCAATTTGATTTAGATTACATGAATAGAATTACCAAAGGTGGTGTTCCTAGTAAAACTTTGAACATTGCATTAGCAGGCACAGGTGTTGGTAAATCTTTGTTTATGTGTCATGTTGCGTCAAGTTATTTACTACAAGGTTTAAATGTATTGTATATAACTTTAGAGATGGCAGAGGAAAGAATTGCAGAAAGAATTGACGCAAACTTATTAGATGTAACTATGGAAGACCTACATGATATGCCTAAACAATTATATGAGGGTAAGATTAGTAAATTAAGAGAGAAGACTCAAGGTCAACTAGTTATCAAAGAATATCCAACGGCGTCTGCTCATAGTGGGCATTTCAAGTCGTTGATGAATGAATTGGCTCTAAAGAAATCTTTTAGACCTGATGTTATCTTTATAGATTACCTGAACATATGTGCTTCAAGTAGATTTAAAGGTGGCAATATTTCATCATACTTTTATGTAAAGGCAATTGCTGAAGAGTTAAGAGGTTTGGCTGTAGAATTTAATGTGCCAATTTTTAGTGCAACACAAACTACTAGGACTGGTTATGTGTCAACTGATATTGGTCTTGAAGATACCTCTGAATCTTTTGGCCTTCCAGCGACTGCTGACTTTATGTTTGCCCTAATATCAAACGAAGAGTTAGAGGCATTAGGTCAGATGAAAGTAAAACAATTAAAGAATAGATACAATGATCCTAGTATTAACAGAGCATTTATTGTTGGTGTTGATAGAGCTAAGATGAGATTATATGATGTTCAACAAAAGGTCGGTGATATTGTTGACGCAAATCAAGTAGATGAAAAAGAGGACGCTTACGACAAGTTTAGTGATTTTAAATTATGAACAAAGATTTAATGTATTATGCTAAAAGATTTGAAGGTGTGATTGATAATGACTTTTGCCAACAAATTATACTTGAATTGCAAGACGCAGAATATGAGCAACATAAATTTTATAATGCCAATGATAATAAAAATAATACAAGGTCAGGGGCTCAAGAGCTAGATGTAACTTTTTCAGATATACCTAGTAGAAACTTGTTAATGAAAAAAATGTGGCCTGTTGTAAGAAAGTATGTTGATGATTTAGATATGCCTTGGTTTGATACATGGCAAGGATATTCAAATGTTAGATTCAATAGATACACAGAAAATAGAAAAATGGCCTTACATGCAGACCATATTCAATCTCTTTTTGATGGTAAAAGAAAAGGTATACCAATTTTAAGTATATTAGGTGTACTGAATGATAATTATAAAGGTGGTGAATTTATTTTAATTGATAAAACAATTGATTTTAAAGGAGGTGATATATTAATATTTCCTAGTAATTTCATGTACCCTCATAAAGTAGAACCAGTTATAGAGGGCACAAGATATTCATATATTAGTTGGTTATGGTAAAAAAGAAAAAACAAAAAGTAAGATTTCACAGAGGTGATAGCAGACCAGCAAAGGGGTTAAAAAATAAATTGACATATTCAGTTGAAATGGCCAAAGAAGGAAAGAAAATACTTTGGCATGTGTTAGAAGAACCAACTAACAATGTGGTTGGTAAATACTTCTTTGAAGAAGACGCTAATTCATTAGCAGACTTTCAAAATAAACACCGTGTTTGGCAAGAAAATGGTGGTATACCAAAATTTTTATGGAACTACTAGTTGCCAAATACTCCTAAATAGTGTAGGGAGAGAATATGGGACAATTAGCACCAGCAAGATTTAAAACAAATCACAAAGCTAGTGGCGGACTTTATGCAGGCCAAGGCTATGTTGATATCGCTCATAATAAAATAAAAGATAAAAGAGAATTTATACTTGGCACAAATGCTCAAGGTAGAAAAGTATATGGTTTGTCTTTTTTTGAAGATAAAGGAAAATACTTTTTAGAATACGCTAACTCAAAAACTTCAAAAGTAAAAACAGGCCAAGATATCATATCAAGATTTTTTAAAGACCCCGATTTTGGTGGTGGTAAAGGCTCTGGCGGTGGAGCAGATGATACTGCCGTTACAGAATCTATGCAATGTTTTTATCTATCACTATTGTTTAATACAAATGTAAATAAATTAGATAATAAAAACACACAATTAAAACATTTAGAAACACAAAAGAATAATTGTTATGTGTATGAAAGGTCAACAAGATTAACTGCCAAAGATTGTTACGATAGATGTCCAGAGGATTGGTTTGCAAAAGATGTCTTTATAAAAACAGCAAATGCAATCTATCAATCTCAATATTCACGACCTTTTAAAGGTAAGAAAGTTTATTTTCATAGAGGCTCGCCTTTTATGAAAAAAGTTTATCAGAGTAAAAAAAGAGCCATGGACCATGATAGAAAAAATAATAATCCTCCCATAGCACCCGGTTCTTTTAGTGATGATAAGTGGAATCCTGGCGATATATGGATGAGCACACAAATGCCTACAGCAATAGAACCATTTGTAGATAATAAAAAATATAAAAAACCACCAGTAGAATGGACTACTTTAAGAGAGGCAGTTGTAGATAAATCTACAATCAATACAATAGGTATATCATTAAAAAAAGTAGAAGGTAATCCTAGTGTTGTAGCATTTAATACTAGAGAGAGAACTCATAATAAAGATGTTAGTTTTTCTGGTTTTACTTTTGGTCAAACTGGTGATTTTTTTAAATCTGCTGACATGTATATGTATTTTAGTGATGGTGGTGTCATGCAGTTAAGAGCAACAGCAACCACAAAATCTTGGCAAGGCGAGATGAAAGGTAGATATGCAGCTGCAGGCAAAATAGGTGGTGGTAATGTAAATCATTTTGTAGAACAAATTTACGGTAAATCTATTGGTGCCAGCTCTATACAATCAAACTGGAATGAAACATATTATAGAGATAGTAATTTAATAAACATGTATAACTTATATAAAAAATATATTAATAGACAAAAATCTGGTATACCTCAACAAAAAGTGGTTACTCAAGCTGAGTTTAAAAGATTAGCTGATGGTTATGTTAATAATAAGAAACAACCAGCTTCACCTGCTTTTTATTTTGGTAAATATATGGCATTATTGTTTTTAGATACAATTAAAGCTGATACTAGAAATAGACAATTAGATGAACTCTCAAAAAGTATAGTTAGATATGCTATGTCAAATACTGATATTTCTACCTTTTTCATAAAGGTTTCATAGTATAAATAGTTGTATGATTTGTTAATGAGATTGTGAGATATTATATAAATGGATAAATTGGAGAACAAATGTTTAGTTTTAAAGGGTTTCAAACCCAAGATAAGAATACACACCTAGAACACCTAGAAGATGACATAATTAATAGAGGTGCCAAGGGAGGAGAGAATGCTATAAACTTTCTAAAATCTGTTAGAAACATGTTAGCAGGTTCTTCAGGTGGTGTAAACATGACCGTCAAATGGGACGGAGCTCCAGCTATTATATGTGGTGTAAATCCAGAAAACGGCAAATTCTTTGTCGGTACTAAATCAGTATTTAATGTAACTCCTAAAATTAATTATACATCAAGAGATATTGCAAAAAACCATAGTGGTGTTGTTGCAGATAAATTAAGAGTGTGTTTAGCAAATCTATCAAGACTAAACATTAGAGGTATTTTACAAGGTGATTTGTTATTTACAAATGACCTAAAAGCTATCAACATAGATGGTGAAAAAATGATTTCTTTTACTCCTAATACAATCACTTACGCAGTACCAATCAATAGTGATTTAGGTAGAAGAATATCAAGAGCTAAAATGGGTATTGTGTTTCATACTCAATATTCTGGCAAAACTATGAAAAGTTTATCTGCTAGTTTTGGTACCGTTAGAGGTTCGTCAAATAGAAATGTATTTTTAGCAAGTGCAGCTTATAAAGAAACTGCTGTAATGTTTTCTAAATCGGAGTTATCAAGATTTGACGCACAAATAAGAATGGCTGAGGGCTCATTAAGTAAAGCAGCTCCAATATTAGATTTAATGAGTAAAACTTCAAGTGACCAGTTATCAGTAGGTTTTAGATTAAAAACATACTTTAATTATTTTATTAAGAACTCTAATAGTAGCATGGGTAAAGTTGCAACAATGCAAGAACAATTTAGAGATTACTTTAATAATATATTACAGGCAGAGATTGACGCAAAGAAAACACCAAGAGGTAAAGAAAGATTTATAAGAGCTCAAAAAGATGGTTTAAGATTTATAGATAGAAATAAAAGAGCATTATATTTTGCAATTGCAAGTCATATAACATTAGGTAATTGTAAGAACACATTATTACAAAAAATGAATCAGATACAAAGTATAGGTAACTTCATAAGAACATCTAAAGGTTATAGAGTTACAGCACCAGAGGGTTATGTTGCAGTTGACAAAGTTGCAGGTGCAGTTAAACTTGTTGATAGATTAGAATTTAGCAGGCAAAATTTTACAATGCCAAAAGGGTGGAATTAATGAAAACAATACCTGATATAATTGATATAATTAAAAAAAAGTTAATAAGTATTTTAGATTTCTACTATCATATATGTGAAAAATATGGCGGTAAAATAAGTTGTTGGGCTTGGAATAAAAGATGGTGTAACAGAGAGAAAGGTACAGGATATAAAAAGTGAAACAATTTGATGACATAAGATTTCAAGAATTAAAAGAAGGATTGTATGACCCTAATATATTCAAAGCTTTCTTTTTAGCAGGTGGACCTGGTTCAGGTAAAACATTTGTAACTAGAAATGCTTTCGGCGGTACAGGTTTAAGACAAATTAATTCAGATAGTGCGTTTGAAAATGCATTAAGAAAGAATGGTTTATCTCTTAAAATGCCTGAAGATGAGGCAGAGGCTAGAGATATATTAAGAGCAAGAGCAAAAGGCACAACTGATAAAACTATGGATTTATCAATCAAAGGTAGATTAGGTATGGTCATAGACGGAACTGGTAGAGATTATGATAAGATTGCTAGACAGAAAGCAATACTAGACCAATTAGGTTATGATTGTTATATGATATTTGTAAATACAAGTTTAGATGTTGCGTTAGAAAGAAACTCTAAAAGAGAAAGAAGTGTACCAGAATATATAACTAGAAAATCACATGCTATTGTACAAAGCAATATTGGTAAATTTCAAAACTCTTTTGGTATGGGCAACATGGTAATTATTGACAATAGTAAAGATGATAAAGAATTGACAACACAAATTATGGACAGATGTTCTAAAGCAGTTAGAAGATTATTAAGTAATAAGATTAAGTCATATACAGCAAAAAGATGGATGGCTACAGAGAGAAGATTAAGAAGAAGAATATGAAATTTAAAGAGTTTATAGACATAGATAGTTTAAAACATGCTAAGATAGATGAGAAGCCTGTTAAAAATTATTCAGGCGACTATAAAGAATTATCTATTGCAAAACCTAGCTCTAACGGTAGTGATAAAACATATCAAGAACTAAACGATATGCAAGATATGTTTAAAGATAGAAATGAAGTTATAGAGAAAAGTGTAAAAGACCATGATGACCAAGTTGGTTATGCAGTTAAAAAATATTTAGATGATAACAATTTAGAATATAAAGAGTCTGATATAGATAAGATTGCTGAGATAGGTTCTGGCATAGTAAGATATTATAAAAATAAATTTGAAAGAATAAGACCATATCAACTAGCTGAGGCTTTAAATATGAAATTTGACCATATGCCTTTAGATAGTGATAGTATGAAATCACCAGCATATCCATCTGGTCATAGTTTACAATCAAGACTAATTGCAGAGTATTATGTTGAACAATATCCTGAACATAAAAAAGGATTAATTGAGGCAGCTGATGAGTGTGGTGAGGGTAGAATATATGCAGGCTGGCATTATCCTTCAGACCATGACGCTGCTGTAAATTTAGCAAAACAAATTTATCCTAATATAACCATGAGAAAATCATTTAAAGAGGCTGTGATTGATATACCTAGAAGAACTTATGCACCTGGCGTATTTAATAATTCAGAAACTAATGACCCCACATTAAAACCTAGTGTCAAGAAAATGATTTATAATCAGATTGAGGAATTTGAGAAAGAATATCCAGTATTAAATGTTTCTCTAATAGGTTCTATACTTACGCATAGATATAGAAATGACGCAGACCTAGACATCAATGTATTATTTGATGTACCAAAAGAAAAGCAGGAAGAAGAAAGATTAAGACTATCTAAAAAGTTTTTATCTGCTAACAATCCGGATAACATACAAGGTAAATTAATACCTGGTACTCAACACCCTATTAACTATTATATTATAACAGATAAACAAACTTATGATGAACAAAATAAAAAGGCTGACGCTGTATATGATATAGAGGGTAATAAATTTATAAAAAGACCTAAAGACTTTGAATTTAATATTGATGATTACATTGACCAGTTTAATAAAAAAGTACAAGAGTTAGATGTAATTAAAGGTGAACTAAAAAGAGATATTATTGATTACAGAGAATTAGAAGAATTAAAACCTAATGATATTTTAAATTTACAAGACAAAATAAAAGATAAGTTAGAAGAGATTGAGGATAGTGTTGAACAAATTGTAAAAGTTGGTGATGGTGTTGACGCAGATAGAAGAGCTGCATTTGATAGAGACATGTCACCAGATGAGATACAAAAGTTTGGAATAAAAAATAGATTGCCAAAAGCTGTTATCTACAAGATGTTAGAAAAATATCATTATCTAAAATTTTATAAAAAGTGTAAAAAGATTTTAGAAGATGGTAAAGTTGACGACAAAGAAGTTGATGATTTAGAAATGCATGAAGCTAGAAGAAAGTCATTAGCTTTTACATTTGGTCGTTTTAATCCACCTACGATTGGACATGAAAAATTAATTAATAAAGTTGCGAGTATTCGTGCTGATGATTATAGAATATATTTGAGTAGAAGTGAGGATCCTAAAAAGAATCCTTTATCACCTAGAGACAAACTTTCTATTATGAAAAAAATGTTTCCTAGACATGCAAGAAAAATACAAATTAATACCACCAATATGATACTTGATATCGCTAGTGATTTACATAGACAAGGTTTTACTGAAATTTTTATGGTCGTAGGTAGTGATAGAGTAAGAGAATTTGAGACCATATTAAATAAATATAATGATATAAAATCAAGACATGGTTATTACAACTTTGATAATATCAATGTAGTCTCAGCAGGTGAAAGAGACCCGGACGCTGAGGGTGCTGTTGGTATGAGTGCAAGTAAAATGAGAGCGGCTGCTTCTAAAAATGACCTAGATAGTTTTAGAAAAGGTTTACCTAGAGGTGTTGACGCAGGAGCAATTATGAAACAAGTTAGAAAGGGCATGAATTTATCTGCCAATTATATTTACATGAAAAAAACACAACCAATTGCTAGTTTAGAAGAATTTGAACAACAACAAATAAGAGACCTTTATATCAGAGACCAGATATTCAATATCGGTGACGAAGTTGATTATGTCAAAGAAGATATTAAAGGTAAAGTACAGAGAAAAGGCACAAACTATATTGTGCTTGAAGATAAAAATAATAACTTACATAAGGCATGGATATGGGATTGTATTCCTGTGGCAGCCGATAGAGAGGCAGAAATGAGAGAACATAATTTAAATGTTG